CGCTGCCCGGAAGCCATGGACGGTATCCGCTACCACCGTTCTCAACTGTGATGCTGCCCACTTGACCGTTGCCAATTTGGGCCGTGGCTATGGCACCAGCACCCGATCCAATGATTGTTACATTAGGTGGTGCCAGGTATCCTTGACCTGAATTGGTAACTGTAATACCAGTGATAACACCATTGGCCACTATGGCATTGGCCGTGGCTGGAATACCGGGTTGGCTGGATGTGGTAGCTAGACTATTATTAAATGCCAAACGCAACAAGGGATGGTAACCCAGCACATTGAAATAAATGGTTCCGGTTTCATTGAGATAGGTTCTACTTTCAGTGGCATTGTACCAAATGCCTTGATAGTCCTCGGCGCCTTGTACTTTGATTGTGCCAGTGTAATGAATCAGTTCCATTTGAATAGTTGTAACAGGTCCCTGTGGTGCCATGTGGCTGCTGTACCATTCAGTGGTTTGATAAGGGGCGCCTATACCGCCGCCGCCAAACTGTTGGCCCAAGGCCCAATCGGGCCACTGGCTAGGACTGGCATCATAGGGACCGTAACTGCCTTGTGCACTGAGATTCACTGTGGGTATGATCACTGGCTCGCTGGGTATGAACTGTGGGAAAACTGAATTCACAATGTCTATGGGTGCTCTGGCACCTGCAGCGGCATCAGTAAACACGGCTTCTACCAAGTTACCTGAGGCACGCTGTATGCTGTAACCTGCGGGCTGTGCTTGGATATCCACAATGTCTTGCGATGTAAGTGTGACCTTGGCTCGTCCAAACTGAGCGTTGATAATTTCCATGTTTTTTTCAATCAGTAGGGCGTCTCCTGCTTGATTGACCACACGAAAAACCAGGCCGCTGCCTGTGATGTTTACCGGCTTTTCATCTTGATTGATAAATTCAAACAAGATCACATTATCAACACCTTTGTTTATGGTTAGTCGTTTGGCGTACACAGGGTCATACCTCAGTTTAAAATAAGCACCACTGGTGTCAATCAATAACACTTTGGTTTTTTGTTGATATATATAGACAGTGGTTGAATACATAGGAATCCTTAGTAATATTTATGGGCAGCGATTTTTTTGCAAAATTGACGGATAAGTACCCTTTCATAACACTGTGTGTTTATGCCTCTTCTGAATATGTGGGCATAGTGCAAAATCGCGATGATTTTATCACTACCATTTATGATTTTGGCAGCATCCAGGATGCAGAACTAAAGAAAAAATTCATAGAACTAGCTAATGTATGGTGGTGGGAAAGCAATCGCAGCATACCTATCAACATATTTCTCAAGCAGGACTGGGAACCTTTTAGGATTTACCTAAAAACTTTTACTAATAAAGATTTAGAAATCCTACATGGCCCTGTATGCAGCCTAACAGAAATAGCCAAAAAGAAAAGCAAACGCCGCAGTATTACCTTGGTCAGGCGACTTGACTGAGCAAATTCATGTGTAGCGAAACCAATGCAGCATAAGAAATTGAATGGCTACGCTTGAATGTATAGCCTCTGCTATCATCTCCATCCCATACCGATTCAAACACTTCTGCCCAGGGGCGTCCCTGTAAATGAGCTTTTCCTGGGCGTATGATTGAGATAAATGCTGCCATTCTGGGTATACTGTCTGGACGCATGGTGGCCAACAGTCCGGTGTAACTACCCACATGTACCAGCTGGCTGGCCCAGGCACTATCTTCCCACAGTCGATGCCATGGCGGTTCTTGAGCTAACATCTGTTGATAATGCTCTGAATCACGCACCAACTGATACACCGACTGATTTAACAGATCAATTTTAAAGTAACCTAATTGTTCAGCCTGCTCATAGTCTATAGCCGCGCACTGATGTACAGGGTCTCTAGGTATGTCTGTAACGTACACACCAGAATTGTGCCGACGCACTTGTCCTTGAGTGACTTGTCTTGCAGCAGTGTAACGAATCAATTTTAAAACTTGGTCTCTATCGGCCAAGTCAATGTCAATATCTGCGCTCATATCACCATCCTGCCTTGGTTAACATTTCTCTAGCCCACTCTTGGTCAGCTGGGTAGTCTTTAAACTTGCGTTGCCAGGTATCAGCATCAATGTAAGGCCAAATCATGGCCACTTGTTCAGCATTCAGCTCACTTAAAAACTTTTGACCACTGTCACAGTTAAAGATTACCCAGGGACTGACGCGGCCCGCTGCAACGGCAGCACACATGGCATTCGTATTGCCGTAACGCAAACAGTCATGTGGTGGTGACTCCTTTTGTTCTCCCCACTCCATGCTAAATTCTATGGCCCGAGCTAGGGCATCACCCACTGCTTCAACTCGCAGATAGTCAATCAAGTATTCGGTATAGATACTGTCTCTACACCAGTGGTCAATCTTTTTGTTTTGTTTCAGTACCCAGTCAATGAACCTGGCTGGATTGATAGCTCTAATGTTCACACAGTATCGACCAAACTTCACAAACGCTCGGTAGTATGGGCTTTCAGCAAAGTCATCAAAGGTCTTGAGTTTTGCACTGCCCTGTGTGGTTTCATAGAAACGCAGGTAAGCCTGCAGGCCCAATTGAACACCGCGTTCGTTTTGTTCTTGTCTGCGTCGCTTGGCTTCGCAGAGATGCACAGCCAGACTTGATTCTCGCTGAAAGTCTTTTTTACAATACTGACACTGATAAGTCACTAACTGTCGCCGTGTTCTCGGTTGTAAGCGTCTAGTTCTTTTTTGGTTGTGATTGCTGCTAGTAATTCTATTTCGTCTGCTTTGCGGTTGGGGAACAGGTCGGCCAACTGCTTTTTCAAACTGCCAGCACCGGGTTCTTTCTTTTTAGGCGCAATCCAGGTGTGGCGTTGTGTTCCCAGTCCTGGACTCACCGCAGTGGCACACAACCACTGCAGTTTAGGATGGCGGTTGATGGCAAAGAAATGCTTGTTCAATCGCTCGTTGGTACTGCGCAAGTAATATTCAGCCAGTTCACCCGTGCCTTGAATGCTGGATCCCCAGCGTATCATGAGAAAGTTTGAAAACTTTTTCTTTTCTTCGTCGGTGAGGCTGTCATAGAACCCACGGTTCTTGAGATCAAGCTGAGCCATCTCATTGCCAATACTGAGTTTATCCACGCTTGATCACTCGCTGTAGGTCTGCGATGTAGGCTTTTAATCTGCCAATGTCTCTGCTCTGGCGCTGTGTTTCTTCCATCAAAGCGTTGATTCGGTTTTCAAGGGCCACAATTCGTACATCCTGAATCTGAATATCATCTTGCAGGGTGGCTTTGACTGATTTGACAGTGGTGTCGGTGTGTTTGTATTGTTGGGTCATAGTGTATTTAATCCCATAATTTCTTGTAATCGATTCCAATTGTGTTGTGTTATTTTTTGCGCTAGATCTAAATCATAACCATTACACACAATATCGTCCATGATTAACTGCATTTGTTGCCAACGCTGAACGCCTTCGTAGCTATCATACGCTTCGGACCACAGTTTGTCAAATGTTTTGAACCCAATTTGTTGTAAATTTTTTAGAAAGTTCGTAGGACCAAAGATCAACAAAGGCTTGGATCCCATGATTGGTCTCACGGTTTTTTCTGTTGGAAAGAATGTTTGTCCTCGAGTAAACGTTTCTGCTACTAGCTCAATTTGAAATGTATTATAATGGTTCAACAAACTTTGATTGGGGTTGTACAAAGGATCATATTGGTGTTTGATCCAGGCATTGTCTATGCTGCCAATATCAAACACTTCCGGACTCCACCAATTTACTGCATTAAATCGATCATGTCGCATGATACTGACCACACTGTGCGCTTGATATTTTTTAAGAATAGTTTGTGCTATGGTATTTCTGTCTGCTGTGTAATTTCCAAAGAACATTCCAAATAGTTTTTTGGATCGATCAAGTGTACTATAATCTTTGCGATACCTAATTAATTCTTTTTTGAAAAAATGTGAGAGGACGATTGTTTCAAAAAACTCATACTCTAAATTTTCAATTTGATTTGGGGTATGAATTTTTATTGATGATTTTGCGCGACCACTTGCCTGTACCCAGTTATCTAAAATTTGTCTAAGACCTATGTGTTCGATACTAGGACCTTCAAAATCCATGTCTATTACAACATCTTGATCCTGAGGAATTGGTAACAGTTGTTGCATGACAAGGTTGTGATCAAGCGGTTGGTCACGACTGGTATGAATAACAATTCTTACCATGCCTTGTTGTAATCCACAACTTCACAATTACGACTGATGTCTTTGACAAAGTACACGCACAAGGGATTGGGGTCATCGTTTATGGGCACACACAACATCTGTCCGTTCTTGAGTTTGGGCGCGTACCAGGCCACTTCATTGTACACATCAATGATTTCCACTGAATGGAAGCTGGGCCTAAAACTGCTGAGTGGGTTAAACTCGAACACTTTGAAACCACGATCATTGATTGATGTTAGTGGCAGCACTTCCAAATCACCCAGGTCGGGCTCGCCAATCAACACTTGCCAATCCACAGGCATTTTGATCCTGTGCTCGCCTATGCGCAACACCAGTGCAGGTGCATTGAAACTTTCTAAAAAGATAAGTGGTATGTAATGGTAGTCGGGCTCGGCAGGATTGGAATTGTCAAATATGGCAAAACGCATATCTTCCACTTCGTCTGGCAAGTGATCCAACTCATAGGGCTGATTGTCTAGTGTTAGTATTCTCATAGCAGCATTATAGCAGTTTTGTTGGTACTATGCAACCTACTTCATCCACTCCAGCTTCTCTTGGCTAAATGGATAGTTGGCTTCTTTGTAGAACTGTTTGCGTTTGGCTAGGTGGCGCTTGGCAAACTTACAGGTGCTGGTCACATCCCAAATCTGCACAAAGTCTTTGTCCTCAGCCTTGCGAATGCCACGACCAATACTTTGAATCACACGCACAAAGCTCTTGCCTGGTTCAATCAGCACAAGATTAAAGATCCTGGGTATGTTAATGCCCACAGCAGCCACACCATAAGTGGCCACAATGATCTTGTCTGAGCTGGTGGCTACCTCGTCGTATTCAGACTTGCGATCCCCGGCCTTGGTGGCTCCAGACACAAACACAGAATTGGGTAGTCGTTCCACCAAGGCTTCACCTGCTGCAATACGATCCACAAGATCAAGGTGTTGCCACTGTCTTTGATTTGATTTACCAGGCTGGCAATTGTGTCCAAACGGCCTGATTCTTCCAACAGGTACTTGAGCTCGCTTTGATAGTTGTTGTACTCCACATGGTCCACCAACTGTACCACATTAACATGGCACTGTGCCAACACACCCATGTCCTGCAGTTCACTGGCAGCCAGTTT